CGATTACTGGTCAGGTCTTCCCTGACTTTGAGATGTCTGCCGACAGCCGCGCCGTAGACCAGTGGCGCACAACGAGCGGCGGAGCGGGCTACTTCATAGGTGTGGGTGGTACGACATCAGGGCGTGCAGCAAACCTTTTACTGCTCGATGACCCGCTAAAATCCAGAGAAGAGGCCGAAAGCGCAACGCAGCGCAACAAGATATGGAACTATTACGTGTCTGCCCTCTCAACTCGTTTGCAGCCCGACAGGGATAACAACCCGCCCGCACAGATTATTATTCTTACTCGTTGGCATCCTGACGATCCCGCAGGCCGCCTTATGCAGACTGAGGATTGGCAAGAGGGGCGTTGGTTGCATATAAACTTCCCCGCAATCTCCGATGCACCGGGGGAGAAAATATCCCGTGTGCACTTACCAGACGACGATCCACGCAAACTACAACCGGGCGAAGCATCTAAACTATCTCCCCCTAAGCGGTATATACGAGAAATGAAGCGCACTGCGCTTTGGCCCGAGCGTTTTCCAATAGAAGACTTAGAGCGTAGGGAGAGGTTAAACCCGCGAGAGTTCGCTTCTCTTTATCAGCAGACCCCCTTCATACAGGGCGGTAATATGATTAAGTCTACATGGTGGCGTACTTATCCCTCTGATATGCGCCCCGAAAGATTTAGCTCACTCATCATCGCAGCCGACACAGCTTTCAAAGCAAAGCAAGATAGCGACTACTCCGTAATGATGGTCATGGGCTTAGATAGTAATGGGGATATTTACATAGTGGACGCTGTACGTGACCGCTTTGAGTTTCCCGATCTTAAACGTAGGATGATACAGCTTAACACTGAATGGCGAGGTCGCGGCCTACGAGGTATATACGTAGAAGACAAAGCGAGCGGGCAATCTCTTATACAAGAACTTAAACGAGAGAGCGGCGTTTCCGTAGTCCCGTACAAAATTTCCAATGATAAGGTCAGTCGTTTATCGGCGGTCTTGCCCTTAATAGAAGGCGGTAGGGTATTCCTTCCAGAGATTGCGCCATGGCTCGATCCTTTTATGGATGAGTGTCAAACGTTCCCATCTGGAACTCATGACGATATGGTTGACGCCCTATCTATTGGATTAGATGTTTTAGCCCGCACTCCAACCCACGGTGCATATTATACTCCCCCCGCTTTTAAGACGGACGACAGCAGTTCGTTTTTCGTAGCAAAGTCAGATTTGAACACTACCGGCTCTCGTTGGAGAGGGTGGGGTGAATAAGGACGACGGGGCTTAATAAGTAAGAGTAAATGAAACTATGACAGCCGCTATGACTAATTACCGCGCAGAGTTCACCCCAAAGGACGATGGCATTGTTGTTGACCTTTCGGAACACGCTTCTGCTTTAGAAAGCTACACAGACATTTCTGACTTGCTTAACGATGAGCAAGAGCAGCGTCTTGTGCAGTATGTGAAAAGCGCCATGCAAATGAGCTACGACCGTATCTCGCGTCGTTACGATCATTGGAAGCAGGCCGACCGAGCGCACGATGTTTACGTGCGACCAGACTGTACGGCGTTTAAAGAGAAAGCAGTTATTGCTGATACCCGTGCTATTGCTGATACGGTTCTTACGTATTTGATGGCAGCCCTTACAGGCCGAAACCCAATGTTTCAGCTTGAGGGTCTTAACCGTCAGTCGCGTAAATCATCTGCTATCATCGAGCGTCTACTGCATCAGCAGATGAGACGGACAGCAGGCGAAGCAAGACTAGCACAGCATTTACTTGATTGTATCCGCTACGGCTACGCGCCCACCAAAGTAACTTGGAACGCAAACAACCGCACCAATGAGATAACAAACTTTGATCCGCGCCGTGTTTTCCACGACCCCCGAGTACAATGGGGCGATTGGGAGCGGATGCAGTATATTATCTTTTCGGACTTTTCTTCTTACGACGCGCTACTACAGTCGGGGATTTACCCGAAGCTGCAAAAGTTCCCTGCGCTACGTAATCGTCTTACTCCACCGGCAGGCGGATGGGACGGACATAGATGGCATCAGGAAGCAGGGAGAGGTTTATCTATTGACCCTGCCGAGCGTAACAGACGTGAGAATGGCGGCTCTTTCTTTACATTAGGTGACAGCCGAATAGTTGACGAATGTTGGATTAGACTAGCGGGTTACGAAGTAAACATACCTCAGATGGATCACTTGTACCTAGTGGTCACAATTTTAGATGAGGGTGTTGTAATCAGATGTCAGTTAAATCCTTACGGTCGTCAGTTCCCGGCAGTTATAGGGGGATTATATCATGACGCACACAAAACGTACTCCCAATCTCTGTACGATTTATTGCTTCCCCTCCACGATATCGCAACGTGGCTCCTACGGTCCCGTATCGACAACGTTCAAGCAAGCCTATCTAACCTCATCTTTGCTGACCCTACCCAAGTCGCAATCAATGACCTCATCGACAGGAACCCTCACGGTATCGTTCGGACAATGCCCGGGGTTGAGCCCGGTAAAGGCGTCTTCATTGCAAACATACCAGACGTTACAAGAGGTCACTGGAACGACATCCAAGCGATGTCCGACCTAAAACAACGGTTATCAGCAGCTAGTGATGCGCAGCAGGGTATGCCTACAGCCGACGGTATTCGTACTGCTACTGAAATACAGCGACTAACACAGCTAGGATCACAACGTTTAGGCGTTCTATCCCGTGTTATCAGTGCCACATCAGTACGGCCTATGGTCCGTATGATGACATCTAACATACAAGATTTCTTTTCTCAGGACGGTTCTATACGAATTAATGACGGTGATAGCGCGTCTGCCGTAGCTGAGAAAGTAAAGGACGGTTACTTAGACTTTAATATCCAAGAGATCCAAGGCGACATCGACTATTTGGTTGTCGATGGGACATTACCGTTAGAGCCTACTAGAAATGCAGAAACATGGATCAACATGCTACGCACCTTGAATGAGACGGGCATGAGTATGGAATACAACGCGGGTAAGATTGTGGAAGAGGCTATCCGCTCCATGGGCGTATCTGACTTAGATCAGTTCAAGATTAACAAGGAACAGCAAGCACAGGGTCCAACGCCATCGCAGCAAATGATGCTTATGGAAAAAGCGCGTGGTGCTTCCGTTAAACCTCAGGACCAAGTTGAGGCCGAAGTACAGAAAGGAAACTTAGTACCAATGAGGGCAAATCAATGATGGTTCCAAGTAGACATTGGGCGTCTCAGGTAGATGCTACGACAAGAGAATTTATTAACGCACGCATTGCCGAAGAATTAAAACCATTGAGGGACGACATAGAGGCAATTCGCAGTGCATTGTTGGTTATACGTGAGGGATCGCAACGAGATACCGGCGAGCTAACCGCACGTGTGAACGATGTAGAGGCGCTTCTAAATATGTCTACAGCAAGAGTTGCGCGTTTACGTCAAATGGCAGATGAGGAGTAAGGAATGGCACGCACCCGCGTACCCTCAGAACAGTTAAATTTTCGTTCCGCTAACACGGGAATACATCTACTTGACACCTATCTTGAAGATGCGGAGATGGGCGGCCTCGCGCTTTCCACTCTGTTAGGAAAATTATTTGACGAAGCTACGGGAAACATTGATGCGTTTGAGTTTAGATATTCAAACGCGAACAATACTCAGACACTAGAGCTCCGTATTGGTACGGATGCAGAGTTTCAAGAGGTAGCTTCATTCACCCAACTGTTTACTGACCTTGAGAGCTTCAAGACCACTGCCCTCGCTGATATGGAAGTTAAACGCCAAGATGCTGAGGACAGTAAGGACGCCGCAAGATTATCGGAACTTGATGCGGAAAGCGCACGTGATGATGCACAAGCCGCACGTGATGCGTCTCAAGCTGCCCGAGATCTTTCTCAGACATACGCAAATCAGGCGTACCAGACCACCCCCACCGTCATCCAACAGGGTATTTTGCTTGCTCAGTTGCACGGTAGTTTATTTGATGGGAGCACACTCTAATGCCAAATATTTCTGTTTCAGATCAGCAGTCGTTAGCCAATGAGCTATCCACTCGCTTAACGTCGCTAGACGCATCCACGCCAAACGCGGATCTAGTTTATCTAGCCAGAATGATCGAAATTTTTAACGGCAACGCTAATATCAGCGCCGTTAGCGCCGAGGGTACGACACAGGTTAACGCTGTGATCGCCCAAGGTAACACCGAAGTTACAGAACTTCAACAAGAAGGCGCCACGCAAGTGAGCGCTGTACAAGCTGCATCAGCAAGTGAGCAGGCGGCACTCGACGGACTACAGGCGAGCATCCAATCAGCCTTAAACGGCTATCAGATGTCTCCGAGTAAAGTCTTTTTCCTATCACAAAGTTAAACGAGGTAAAAAATGGCAAATGGACTTCTAGGAAAAAAAGTTGTTAGCAGCCGCGACACTGAGGTGGTATATACCGTACCCTCATCTAAAGTGGCTACTTACAACGTAAACATTCTTAACGATGGCACTAATGCAGCCAACGTTAATCTTTATATTACTGACAAAACTTATCAAACTGGTGATTTTGCGGATTACAACTCCACGCTCGAATATGCGAGTGTTGATTGGATTTCGGCTGATACGTCTAATACTCTAGATCTTATTGGTTATAGATCTGCTGTTCTTTTAACGGACATGAAGACCACGCCCGTAGAGCCTGCTGCCGCAAACTCTGCGTCTAATCCAATCGCTGCAAAAGAGATCTTTGTCTACCAGACACTTACAAATGATAAGCACTATGTAGTGCAAAATACAAACCGTGTTGGGAACCCTCTTTGGTTTCATAGCGGAACAGATATGTATTTACGTTCGCCTGATGATGGCGCTGTATACACAATGGACAACTACGTTACTGATGGCGGCTCTGCCACAACGTCTGCGTCTAACTACGGGCAAACAGCAGCAGACAATATTTTGTGGGCTACGAACGAAGACGGACCGTTTGCGATGTCATACGTTCAAGGTATTCCGAACACTACATCAACAATCAATACGATTGCTGATTGGCGTTCAACGGCAGCCTCATACAACACGGCCTTTAGTTGGGGTCTTGGTCAGATCACAAAAATCTCTGGCGTAAAGACAAACGAAGAGCGTTTTATTGTAGGTACAAACACAGGTTTTAACTACATATCCAATGATGATACGCCAGAAACACAGGCGGAATTTACATCAAACGCGATGTCACCACCAACAGGTTCATCTGGTCATATGATCGGTGCGGCTGCAATCGCATCTAGCGCGACAGACGGAAAGCTGTACATTGCTTACTCTGGTGGAAAAGTGGCGTATGCAGATTACTCCACATCGACACCATTTCCAACAACAGGGTACACAGTCTTTGACTTTCCTACAGGCGTCGTAAATGCCGACGTAGTAGATGTACGCGCTGAGGGTTCAAACTTTGTGTTAGTCGTAGCGGGTGGTAAGAAGCACTCCACATCAGACTTAGGGATTACTTGGACTGAGACAACTCATTACGCCAAGCAACCGATTAGCATGAGCGTTACATCAGTCAATGGTCAGAACAAGTACATTGTAGATAGCGTAAGCGGGGCGGTCCCAGAACTAACTTTTGTTAGAGGTCAGACGTATCGCATCTATCAGATGCAAACAAACAATAACGGTCATCCATTGAACTTCTCTACAACTGCTGATGGAACGCACGGTGGCGGCACGGCCTATACAACGGGCATGACTTGGCAAATGGGTAATCCCTCATCTACGAGCGATTATACATCTGTTACAACTAACGTCGCTGATTGGAATACTAACCACGCCACGTACAACGGCGAGGTTCGAGTAATTGAGTGGACTGTTCCATCAAGTGCTCCCGACACGATGTATATATACTGCCACGTGCACGCAAACATGGGTTATGCTGTATCAATCGTTGATGAGCCAACAACCGCTCCTCACGATGACCAAACATTACTTGTTACGAGTACAATCTGGACAGATACAAACGGTGACGCAAACCGTAAGTATGACCTTATGTTCAACGGCGAAAGCTACATGAGAGAAAAGCGTTTCTTTGAATTGCCACTGCAAGACAAGTTCGACAAGGCAGAGATCGCTTCAAATGAAATCCTAGAGCGTACTGGTATCATGGCATCGGCAGGCG